TTCCACCAGACTAACTACTCTGTCTTTGATTTCGCAAACCGATACAAAGACGAAGGTATGTACGCATACTCGTTGTTACAAGAAGCAGAGTTTGCCGCAGAGTCACGTGGATACACAGGTGCGAAGCACCAGAGAGAAGTGGGTGTCGGTTACTTCGATGCAATCACCACTACATTGGGGTCTAGTTCAACTGCCGCGATGTCGGGATCAACTGAAGAGGACCAGTTCTAATGTTTAAGAGTATTGGATTTGCAATTTACGACCTTTACAGATATTTCTTTGATTTGAAGATCAATCCATTGAGACACATTCCTAATGAACTGGTTCAATTTATTCTCATGTTCTATTTGTCGGTGATGTGGTCAGTAGTATTCACTTTCTGGGCCGGATACACTTGGATGTATGGAATCTATAGTGTGGGTGGCCACCTTATGGTGCTTGGTGCATTCTTTATCACCGTTGCTATATTCAGTGACGCTGAGAAGAATGGCCACTTGTGGGTACAACGTCCTAAGACACCCCCACTACCAGCACGCCGAGTCGCTTGGGATTTAGAAAAAGAAGGCTAGTTATAAATAACAGTGATGTGTACAATTAAATAAATTACGGGTATAATAAAATGTCAAACACAGAAACTTCAAATACTACTTCGGGCGAAATTAATGTTCCGGATCTTTTGTCCGAACAAAGTGGGATGCCTAATCTGTCAAGCAAAAAAACATTTGTCGTAGACACTAACATGCAAGTCACTGGAGATTTGGGTGTCACTGGAGATGTCATCGCAACTTCATTCATTGGTGATGGTTCACAACTCACTGGAATCTCTGGTGGTACTGGTGGCGGACTAGACTCTGCCGCAGTCACACTACTGGTAGATTCTGATTATGTCCAAGCGCGTGAGACGCCACAGGACTTTGCGTACTCTTCACTGACAGGTGCACCAACTGCACTCAGTTCATTTACGAATGATACCAGCTATATCACTGCTGCGGATATTCCGACGACTGTAGATTCCGACTATGTCGCGGCGCGAGCACCGGCTGGTGGCGGTGGTGGTTTAGATTCTGCTGGTGTAACTTCTCTGATCGACAGCGATTATGTTCAACTCAAGGGTCTTTTCTACACTGGCACAGATAAGCAATGGTTTGGGCCTGATGCAGGATTTCAATCTACGTCTGCTTTCTCGGTAGCAGTAGGAAGAAGTGCAGGTGCTAATAGTGTAAACTCAACAAACAGTATTGCGGTTGGATACAAAGCAGGATTCGCTTCTCAAGGCGAGAGTATTCATATCGGTAGAGAAACAGGAGAAGTAAATCCTGGATCAAACCTAGTGAGTATCGGTACAGAAGCGAACCAATATAATGCTGGAGCATCTTCTGTTGCTATCGGATATCGTGCTGCGCAAAACGGTGGTGGATCCGGATCAATAACAATCGGTAGAGATGCAAGGGCAGCAGGCGACAACTCTGTAACCGTAGGGATTAACGGTATTGCTTCTTCAGACAATTCAGTTGCCGTTGGTATAAATGCAGAAACAACAGCAGATTATTCTGTCGCAATCGGTGACAATGCGACCGTTTCAAATCCTGCTGTCATCGGTATTGCTATTGGCAGAAACACTAGCGTTACTACTCCAGGCGGTGTTGGTGGTGTCGCAATTGGTTCTGGTGCCTCAGTTTCAGATAACGATACACTCGCAATCGGTAGAAACACTGTAGCGTCTGCGGCAGATGCGACTGCCATCGGTCCAAATACTACTGCATCTGGTCTCCGTTCTATTGCCATTGGTAATAATGTCACCGCAAGTACTGACGATGCTGTAACTATCGGTTCATCTGTTGCCGGAAGATTAACATACGACACCACAAACGATTGGACGTTTGGTGCTGGTGTGACGATGACAGATCTTACTGCGAGCGGCGCGACAGTCGTATTCAGCAACTTACCTACAACAGACCCTTTGAACGCGGGTCAACTTTGGAACGATTTGGGAACACTCAAAATTTCAGCCGGATAAAAGGAATCTATATTATGCCAGTAAAGTACAAACAAAGTCAAGTTTACAAGAGTGCGATTGCGCGTTCGCGTAACACCGACAAGCATTACTATATGCACCAACTCGACAACACACAATTGTGGAACGAGTTCTTCAGTACAGGTAATAAGAAACTAAAAAGAAAGATGCGCAATGAACTTGCAATGCGCGGATTCAGCCAGGAGACAATCTCAGAACGGGAAACTAATAGATGATGGACACATCTTTTCTCCTAGAAGGGTTAAAGAAAGTAGAAGGACATCTAATTCCTACAGATAAGACAATTGAAGCTTTTACCGAAATATATGACGTCGTTCAACCGTCTAAAGTTTTGGAAATAGGATTTAATGCTGGACATAGTGCCTATATGTCCTTGACAATGCTACCCGAAGTAGTGTATAATTCTGTTGATATTGGTAGGCATTCTTACACACAGGTAAATGCAGATCGTCTAAAAGATATCTTTGGTGAAAGATTTGACTATGAGGAAATTAACTCTCAAGATATGACACCATCATCTATTGAAGATTATGATCTTATTTTCATCGATGGTGATCATAGTGTCAAAGGAATCACTTCTGATTTAAATTTGGCAAATGACGCTAAGATGCCTTATATCTTGGTAGATGATTACAACCCGAAATGGTTTCGTGTCATTATTGAGTTGGTTAGTCATTATCTAAACAAAAAGAATTTTCCTTACGAGATAGTAAAAACTTTTGACTATGAAAGTACTGGTGGAATTAATACTTCGGTTCTTCTAAGAAGGGTAGAATGATGAGTTGGGATAATTTAATACAGATCGCAGAGTCGCCTATTTCAAGAACAGGCAACGAAGTCTGGGACAAGACATTCAACGAGTGTTTCTGGGAAAATATGTCAACCATAGTGTGGAATCATAACTGCATGTTTGAAGGCGACATCTGGATCGGTAAAGATGAAGAGTGTTCTTGGTGTGGCGGTACTGAAGAGACCGAAGGTCGCGAAATTGTTCATCATAGAATAATGGGAACTCTGTACGGAAATTTATATAAATGAGTATAGGGATGTTGGGTCTTCTCGCAGTCTTTATGTGTCCTATGGTATTTGGCGGTATTACGATGTACTACTCCCATAAAACCATACATAGAGAGACACTACATAGATGGAGAAAGAGTAAAGGTTTAACTTTGTCAGAGATGGAGGATTAATGACAGATAATGATGTACGGTGGAATAAAATCACCGGAATGAAAGTAGGCGATACTTTGCCTGAAGCAACGTTTCAGACACGAGTACGTGATGATGAGATAGATGGTCCTAACCCATATCGTTGGGAAGAGACTACGATGGCTGACTACACAGAAGGTCGTCGTGTTGTAATCTTCTCATTGCCTGGCGCATTTACGCCAACATGTTCCACTATGCAGTTACCGACATTCGAAGAGAAGTTTGATCAGTTTGTTGATCTTGGTATTGACGACATCTACTGTATGTCCGTGAACGACTCTTTCGTGATGAACGCATGGTCACGTCAACAAGAACTCAAGCGAGTCAAAGTGATTCCAGATGGATCTGGTCACTTCACACGTGAGATGGGGATGCTTGTTGACAAAGACAACCTAGGATTCGGATACCGTTCTTGGCGATACGCAATGGTCGTCACCGATGGTGTGATCGAGGCATTGTTCCGTGAAGCCAGTATCCGAGATAACGCGGATGATGATCCGTATGAAATGACCACTCCTGAAAATATACTTGGGTATTTGCGCAACGCGATACCACAATCAGAAAAGGTGGCATAAAAACTAGACGATTTGTTGAACCTCACATGAGTTTCGCTTATCGTCTACTTCAATCACGATGCTACGGTCTTCGACGATGCGACGACCGTTGTTTTTTACCACGACTTTAGAGTCTGGTGAAATATTTAGATCACAGTTGTGAGATAACTTGACAGTCTCGTGATTTTTTGATATAATATGCACACTATCAGACGATATAAGTAGTTTATCATCTTTACAGATAGTGACTGAGTTTGCAAGTGCCGCTGGTGTTGCTACCAACAGCAATAAAGTTAGTACTAGTTTCATTTGCTTTCTCCTGTCGTCTCACGACGACTTTTGTTGCCTCACGGCAGTTAATAGTATGACAGTTTTATTACACTGTACATATTATATATAAGTTTTTTTGGCGCGTAGCTCAGTTGGTAGAGCCGATGACTGTTAATCATCTGGTCGCAGGTTCGAGCCCTGCCGCGCCAGCCACATTGCGAGAGTGGTGGAATTGGTAGACACGCTGGTTTTAGGTACCAGTGCCGCAAGGCGTGAGAGTTCGAGTCTCTCCTTTCGCACCAATATTATGATCAAGTGAAAAATTTACATAATAAAGTTTTCAAAAAGTGTTGACAAACTTCTCCAGAATTTGGTATAATGGTTACATAAATTGATGAGAGAGATTGTGAATATGTCTTCTGCTGCTATGAAAGAGAAGTTCTACAATGAGGAAAGAACCTTGCCTCTTTGCGTTAATGATGGTTGTGATAGAAATGTCGCAGTTCGTGAATGGAAGAACTGGTCGTTTAAGTCAGAGTGTAGTTCTTGCAGTAGTCGAAGAATCAAGACAGGGGTGATGCGTGAAGGTGTGACTCAGCACAAGAAGACTTACTGTGAAAACGCAGATAGCCAACTTGGTTTTCCTTGTCCGGTACCGAAAGACGGTTGGGGGGGATTTTCCAACTCACTTGACTTAGATCATATAGATGGAGATCACTACAACAACGTGCCCGAAAATGTAAAAACTTTCTGTAAACTGTGTCACGGCCGGAAGTCTGTAGAAAATGGAGACTGCAACTCTCACAAATCTTCGGCGAGACGTATAGAGTCGTTATGATTAATCAAATTCTTCATGGTGATTGCAAAGATGTTCTGAAAACATTAGATTCTCAATCTGTTCATCTTACATGCACTTCTCCACCTTACTATAATGCAAGATCATATTCAGTGTGGCCTACCTATGAGTCGTATCTGGATTTTTTGCGAGATGTATTTAAAGAAGTGTTTCGAGTTACAAAAGACGGGAGAATGTGCGCTATTAACGTTTCTCCGGTGATACAGGCCAGAGAATCTAGATCTAAAGAAAGCTCTCGTTTGGGTATACCTTTCCACATGTTCTCTATTATGGAAGAAATGGGTTGGAAATATATTGATGATATAGTATGGGTGAAACCGGAAGGGTCTGCTTTGAATCGTAACGGAGGTTTCTATCAACATCGCAAACCAGTTGCATACAAACCCAATTTGGTTACTGAAAGCATTTTGATTTTTCAAAAGCCGTGTGATTTCTTAATCGATAAAATTGTTAGATCGTATAGTGGAGAAATCTTAGATGAGTCTTTAGTATCAGATGGATATGAGAGATCCAATGTATGGAAAATTAATCCTGAAACTGCCTCCAAACATCTAGCACCATTTCCTAAAAAACTGAGCGACAATATTATATCTTACTATTCTTATGTCGACGACCTTGTCTTGGACCCTTTTATGGGAAGTGGTACCACTGCGGTGTCTTGCTTAGACTTAGAGAGAAAATATGTAGGTATTGAAATTCATCAAGAATATATTGATATGGCACAAAAAAGAATTCAATCCTTTAATCCTTTGCACCTACTTGCAAAAAATCGGATTGAGTCTACCAATCCGTTAGGAGTTTAAATGTCTAAGACAGGACGCGGTGATCCGATGGTAAGAGCAGACGGTCGCAACAAACCAGATCGGGAATGGTGGCCCGAAAACTTCGATTGGTATTTGAAGTGGGCTGCTTCTATCCTTATTCTTGCATCTCTTGCGATGCGTTCCGCTGGACCAGATTTCCGTATGTATGACTTGACAATCGGGTTCGCAGGTATTATACTATGGACTTGGGTATCTGTTATCTGGAAAGATCGTGCGTTGATTATGTTGAACACCGTTTCTGGATTTATGATTCTAACAACTATTTTGAGAGAGTGGTAATGGCATCTAAAAAAATTGATTACAAGTTTAATGAAGACAAGTTGATCGAAGAATTCTCGAGTTATATTGACTCTACATATAACCAACACTACGCCAAAGAGAAGTTTCAGGCGACAGAATTTATTATTGATGGGGGTCATGGTACAGGTTTCTGTATCGGTAATGTACTGAAGTACGCACAGCGTTACGGTAAGAAGGGGACTCGTGACGATGCGCGGAAAGATCTAATGAAGGTTTTGCATTATGCGCTTATTCAACTACACGTTCACGATAGCGATTAGTTTAGTTTTAGGAGGTTGTGCTTCAAGCGGCGTAACTAACACATATCGTTATGGTGCGGATGACTTTAAGTTCCTTGTAAAGGAATATGAGAATCTAAGCCCAAAGGTTAACTTTGTTTTGTTGAAGAACCAAGCTGAGTACAACTCTGCTCGTAAGAAAAAGTTAGGTGTAAAGTGGGATTCGGTGAGTGCGTTTACTCTATGGATTCCGTCAACGGGTGAATGTACAGTTTATATTAAAGACCCTGAGTGGCAATGGGAACCAGAGTTGATTGGGCATGAAGTTGCTCACTGTATCTGGGGAAGATACCACCAAGGTAAAAAGGGATTGAAACCATAATTATTGGAGCGGTAGTTCAGTTGGTTAGAATACCGGCCTGTCACGCCGGGGGTCGCGGGTTCGAGCCCCGTCCGCTCCGCCAACTTTATAGAAAGGATAGTTTATGAGAGGTAAGGCAGAAGATCGCCGTCGCCGTGAAGGCGCACTAGAGAGACTCACAGAGTCAAAGTTCTTTGAGAAGAACGGCCGTACTGAACAACAGTGGCAGAAGCGTAAGGACAAGGAGATCGAGATTCTTGAGATCGCCCTTGGAATTAAGCAAGGCGCTAAGAAGAAGAGAGAAGAAATCACTCTCGACTAAAGATAGTCTCGGAATGACTTTAAACTTGCACTGGTCGTTACGCCCGTCACCTGAGTATGTGGAAAACTGCTCAACACACAACACACACAAGGAGACAATTATGTCTAATACAAATCCATATGAACTTCGGTTCCAAATTTTTAACGAAGCAAGAAATGTCCTAACAGATGAGTACTGGGCAGCTGTAAATCGCCGAGAAGTTTTGATTGAAACTGGTGGCGTCGATACCATCCCAGAGTTTCCGACATACCCTACTATGGAAGATATCATGGAAAGGGTTCAGGTTATCAACGAGTTTGTTTCAAACAGTTAACGGAGATTGGCGCAGTCTGGTAGCGCACCGCATTTGGGATGCGGGGGTCGTAGGTTCGAGTCCTACATCTCCGACCAAAGATAAAGGGTCTGATTCCCCTTTTTAAATAACTGAATCAGTGGTGCCCAGTAGAGCAAACGGGGGAGGCAACTCCCCCCCTTTTATCATGGAGATTACATGAGTTTCATTGCAGAGTTGCAGAGAATGCAACAGAGTATCAAAGAGTTAAATCAGACTTTCGAGGCCTTGACGAAAAGTGTTGATCAATATCAAAACACAAGAACTCCGCCAGAGTATCCTAATGAGTTAGTCGAGACAAACAAACGCAAACGATTGAATGATGCATCTCCACAGGAGTGGGACGCAGTTTCCAAAAGGTTCTATCAAGAACCCAAGTCATAAGATTAGGTGGGCTGGCTGAGTGGTCGAAAGCGGCGGTCTTGAAAACCGTTGAACCGAGAGGTTCCGTAGGTTCGAATCCTACGCCCACCGCCATTTTTTGTATAAATAAACACATCTATAACCAACTGACTGTAATCCAATGAAAACTTTTAAAACATTCCTAGACGAAGGCGTTAATGATCCAGCAATCTTCAAGGCAATCTTTCTTGCGGGTGGGCCGGGTTCTGGTAAGTCATTCATCGTCGGTAAGACGGGTCTGACTTCTATGGGCTACAAGGTTGTCAACTCAGATGACGCATTTGAAGCCGCAATGAAGAAGGTTGATATGGATATGACTCCGGACAATATCTTCTCTCCAAAAGGACAAGAACTTCGCGGTAAGGCAAAAAAACTTACCGGAAAGAAAGAAGAGAGATATCTGAAAGGTCGTCTTGGTCTCGTAGTAGATGGTACTGGTAAAGACCCAGATAAAATTGCTGAACAGGCAAAGAAAGTAAAAGCCTTGGGTTACGATGTCGCAATGATTTTCGTAAACACAGACCTTGATACTGCTATCAACCGTGATGCGAAACGTGCACGTACACTAGGCAAGAAAGGTGTTACCGAATACTGGAAAGCAGTACAACGAAATATTGGTAAGTTCCAACGTATGTTTGGTAAGGTAAACTTCTTGGTCGTAGATAACTCTGAAGGTAAAGACTACGAGAAAGAAACTTTGACTGCATTTCGTGATGCAAAGAAATTCACCGACAAACCCGTTGGTAAGAAAGCGCAACGGTGGATTGACGTAGAACGTCAGGCTACTAAACGAGTTAAAAATAGATAATTATTCACACTTGACAAGTCCTCATATTTTGTAGTATAATTCTTTTTGTAAATTGAAATAGAGTATTGAGAGGACTCTTATATTATGAAGAAACTACTAACTGTAGCTGTGTCTACTGCACTTCTAAGTGCGTGTTCTGGTGGAGGTTCTGACACCCCACCGCCCGTCGTGGCAGATCCTGTCACATCCACGCCCGTAACGACACCCGTCGACCCCGCAGTCGAGGCACGTGACAATCTACTCACGTTACTTGACTCTACGTCACCGACAGGTACTTACGAGGCATACATCCTACCCGCAAGTGATGACTTCGACAACATCCCGCAGGATCCCAGCAATGAGATCACCGCAGAGAAAGTTGCGCTCGGTCAGTTAGTCTATCACGAGACTGGCATTACTGAAGGTGACATTGCACCCAGTGAAGGCACGTTTTCTTGTGCGACATGTCACAGTGCCCAGAACGGATTCAAGTCTGGTATCCGTCAGGGTATCGGTGAAGGCGGTATCGGTTTCGATCACCGCATGGTGATGGAGGGTATCAATCCCGAAGACATCGATGTGCAACCTGTTGCATCACCCACTGTACTCAACACGGCATTCCAAGAAGTGATGTTGTGGAATGGTCAGTTAGGTAATGTGATTGCGGGTAATGTCAATGTTGGTATTGATCCCGATCGTCACTTCACAGAAGGTACTCCGAAAGAAGCAAACCTACGCAACTTTGCTGGTCTAGAGACACAAGCAGTTGCGGGTCTAGGTGTGCATCGTCAGGGTGACACAGATGATTCTATCCTGCGCACTAACGAAACTTATCGTGAGATGTTTGAAGCTGCGTACGGTGTCGCAGAACCCGACGATATGTTAGAAGCGACTGCACTGGCGATCGCCGCATACGAACGAACCATTCTTGCAAACCAAGCGCCCTTCCAAGCATACTTGAAAGGTGACGAAACTGCGATGACTGAATCTGAAGTCGCAGGCGCAGAGGTGTTCTTTGGTAAGGGTAACTGTTATGCATGTCACAACGGTCCTGCCTTGTCATCACCTGTCGGTGCTATGGCTGACGAAGTGTTTATGACTGTGGGTTTCCACGATCTGGACATCTGGGAAGATACAGTAGGTGAAGTCAACGATGCGACTAGAGAAGGTCGTGGTGGGTTCACTGGTGATGAGATGGAGAAGTTTGCGTTCAAAGTTCCGCCTCTTTACAACCTTATAGATACTACTGTATTCGGTCACGGTGCGTCGTTCTCTAGTGTAGAGGATGTCGTGCGATATAAAGTTGATGCGGTTCCCCAACACCCACAAGTGGAGACGTATGACCTTGACTATCGGTTCACGCCGTTAGACTTGACCGAAGATGAGATTGCAAACCTTGTTGCGTTCCTTGAGAACGGTTTGCATGATCCAGAGTTGATGCGATATGTGCCAGAGTCGTTACCAAGTGGCAACTGTCCTATCAACAACGATGAAGTGTCGCGTCAAGAACTTGGGTGCGACTAAAGTTTTGCGGAGTTCAGTATTGAGTCGGCGAGTACCCCTCGCTGAGGTAGGGGAAGTTCCTACGCTCCGCTCCAATATTAATGTGGTATAAATAGACAGATAAGGGGGCTATAGCTCAGTTGGGAGAGCGCTTGATTTGCATTCAAGAGGTCGTGGGTTCGACTCCCTCTAGCTCCACCAGTTCCCCCACAGAGTACGGTTAGTCTGACATAGAGTGAATTTTGCGCACGGGCGCACTGATAAGATCTGCAGATCTCTCAAATCGTGCATGTAAAAATGCCAGCAGAGTTATATCAAGTTTCACCAAACAAAATGTCTAAAAGGCGCCGTACTTGTGGGGATCTTTTGCTATTGACAAGTGAGAGTTTTTATGTTAGAATTCTTATTATATTTCTTTGCTACCATTGGAGTTATATTAGTCTCCAGTGTAATCTTTTTATCATACCTCGTGAGAAGAGAGCGAAGATCCATAGATGAAAATGACTTGGATAATTATAGATAATGTTTGAACATGTACCTATTGAATTGACTGAAATGAAAACGGAGAACCGCAATGGTCGCCGTGAGTATAAAACGCCCGAAGGTATCAACCTTCCCTCTATAACCACCGTACTCTCTATACTTTCACGCGAGTCTATCGCAAAGTGGCGTAAAAAAGTCGGTAACGAAGAAGCAAACCGCATTTCTCATCGCGCATCTACACGCGGTACTGCAGTCCATGAAGTGGTTGAGAAATACATCAACAATGAAGAGAGTTTCAAAAATGGATATACTCCAGATATTATTAGTAGTTTCCTTGATCTTCAGCCCATTCTCGATAGCCGCATTGGCAGAGTATTTGCACAGGAAGCGCCTCTCTACTCCAATCATCTGGGTGTGGCTGGTCGTGTGGACTGTGTTGCTGAGTTTGATGGTAAGTTGTCTATCATCGACTTTAAAACCTCACTTAAACCAAAACGACTTGAATGGGTCAAAAACTATTTCATGCAAGAGTCCGCCTACGCTATTATGTGGGAAGAACGGACGGGAAGGCCCATCACCCAACTAGTCACCATCATTTCTGTAGACAACCACGAACCACAAGTCTTTATTGAACATAGAGACAATTGGGTTCGTCCTCTCCGCGACACAATTGCGCAATATAATGCAGAAAATTCTGGAAATGCCCTTGACATATAAATAGTGTCTGTTATACTCAATAATGAGTATGGAGGACACAAAGTGGCTTTTAATTACAGACCAGAATCGTCTGAAGAGATATTCAAGAAAAATAAAAAGAATGCTGGTGATGCTGCTCTAATATATGAAGCGGTTATGGACAAGTATGGTGAAGGTATTATTCTTGATCCCAATACCCAATACCAAAAAATAAAGATACCTAGGGTGGTTGGTGACACCGTGACTATCACTCAGGTTAAGACACACCTAAAGTCCAAGGGGATAGATTTAAAAGGGTTAGAGATTAGTTTCGGTAATGGTTCTGGAGCCGGAGTAGGTACGGACGCTGTCGAAACTGCAATGCAAGAAAACTGCACCCGTCTATATTGTGAAAGTTACATGAAAAACAGAAAGTTTCCAAAACAATCAGAGGTGTTGGAAATATATCCTGGCGTAAGCGAGTTATGGACTAAAACATTTGAGAATCAAGCAAAGTCTATCATTAGTTGGATAGGTAAAAAAGGATATGTGTTTAGCCGTGATGATGGGATCATGCCATACCTTGAAGATATAGCAAATAAAAAATGTGGTGTGAGAACAAAGGATTCTTGGAATCCGGCGGACATATATGCGGTTAAAAAAACAAAAGAAATTGAAATAAAAAGAGAAATAAAAAATATTGGTGATATGTCGGGTGATGCCGACAAACGACTAGATGCTTTGAATGAATACATGAGAAGTAAACTCGCAAGTAAAGAACTAATCGGGATATCTCTCAAAAAACTTTCACGTGGTCAAGTTAGGGTTGTTGAATTGACTAATGCGACAACAAGAGAGAATGACATTGACATTTCTATTGTTCCAAATAGCATTCTATTTAATTTAGATTTGAATTCGGATAATGAGTTTAATACCGGCGAGATGTCTTTTAAGTTAAACGTAAAGGGTTCTGTTGTTAACACACAGATACGTGCATTCTCTGGAGGTAAAAGAGAATCGACTCAGATGGACATGACTGGTCAAAATGCAGCCGCTAAACTGGGAAAGGTTTCTTCAACAAAAGCAATCGGGCCTTATCTAACTCCATTAGGACTTACTCGAACTATGGGCACGCAACTGCCAAAGGTGGGTAAGTGGACAGAGAATGATATTAAAAAATATGTATCTCAATACAATAGAATAAAAAATAAAAAGATAGGTGGACAATCTATTGATTGGGGCGAAGACAACTGGGAGACCACTCTTCGCAAGGCGATAATACTAGAAAAGTCCAATGATCGAACTGCATCTCAACTGAGTGCTAAATTACAGTGTTTTCGTTGGGTAGAAATTTTTGTTTCTATTGATCGTCAAGGAAAACTAAAAGAATTTTTAACAACATTATACTATGGTGCCAAAAAAGAATATGATTCTGCTGGTCCATTTTTAAAGGTTGCATGATGGAAAACTTTAGTAACTTTATCACAGAACAGAAGAATACACACATGACTCACATCGAGGACAAAGTCCTGTACGGTGGAGTTGACGGAACACGTCAGGCAATCAATGCACTGCGTGGACTGCGCGACATGTTATCTGGCACATCAAAGGGACGCATCTCTGTAAAGTGGGACGGTTCGCCTGCGATCTTCTGTGGTCAAGACCCAAGAGACGGTGAGTTCTTCGTTGCGAAGAAAAGTATCTTCAACAAGAACCCAAAGGTCTATAAGTCCGACGCAGACATTGATGCTGATACGTCGGGTGATCTAAACTCTAAGCTGAAAGACGCGCTCAAGTATTTACCAGCTCTAGGCATCAAAGGTGTCATTCAAGGCGACTTCTTATTCGGTGATGGAGATGTCACTACTAAGACCATTGATGGTCAGAAGTACAGCGTATTTCACCCAAACACAATCGCATACGCAGTCCCCTATGATCAATCGAAAGAAGTACGTGCCGCTAAGATCGGTATTGTATGGCACACAACATACACGGGTACATCTTTTGAGAACATGAAAGCAGACTACGGTGTTGATGTCAGTAAGTTGCGAAAGTCACGCAACGTATGGTCACAAGATGCGATGTTAAAAGATGCGACTAACGCTACAATGACTGAACGCGAAACCAAATCGGTCAATGATCTACTAACGCAGATAGGCCGTCTATTCAAACAGACATCTGCAACTACCTTGAAAACTGTCGCGGACAACCCTAAGTTCGCACAGGCAATCGAGACATACAACAACTCATTCGTTCGTGCTGGTACCGTACTTCCGGACTCAAGAAAGCACGTTAACGGACTGATAAGTAACAGACAAGCCTACTACACAAAAGAGATTGCAAGTAAGAAATCTCAACGTGGTAAGGACACTTGGATTGCTAAGATGAAGGATGAGATGGAGTTTTTCTCTGTCACAAACAAGGCAAACCTAGTAAAAATGTTTGAGTTGCAAAAATTGATCGTATTAGTGAAATTAAAACTTATAAATAGTTTGGACAAACTTAAATCGATTGATACTTTCGTGAAAACTTCTAATGGTTACAAAGTGACTGGCGAAGAAGGATACGTTGCAATTGATACACTTGGTGGTGACGCGGTGAAATTGGTTGACCGTATGGAATTTTCATACAACAACTTTTCATCCGATATATTAAAGGGTTGGGATTCAGCCCGTAGATAACATGGAATAAACCAATAGGGGATAAGATAGTTATGCTATCGTTTAAACAGTTCGTAAGCGAAGTGCTTGATGCGACCCAACGTCGCAAACTCGCTATGAAAATGAAAAAGAATAAAACTCGTATTGCACTAGGTCGCAAACGCGCAGAACGTAAGATGGCTTCGAAAGAGGTTCTTCAGAAACGTGCACGTCGTCAAGCAAGAAAGGCGATGGTATCGAAAATCACCAAAGGTCAAGACAAAGGTGATATGTCTATTGCTCGTAAGAAAGAAATCGAGAAGCGTTTAGCGAGACCTGCTGTACAATCACGAATAGACCGTCAGTCACGTAAGTTGATGAAAACGGTTCGTCGCCAAGAGATAGATAGAAAGAGAGCTAAGAGACAGGGCGGCGCAGAAAAGTGATTAAGAATTTCAGTCAGTACCTCGTTGAAGAAGAACGCGAGGTCTACTTTACATTCGGACGTATGAACCCACCTACCGTAGGACACGGTAAGGTGATGGATGCGTTAGCGCAGAAGTCAGGCAAAGCTGACTATAAAGTCTTCGTGTCACAATCCCAAGACGCGAAAAAGAATCCTCTGTCGTATACCGACAAAATCAAACACACTCGTAAGATGTTTCCAAAACATGCACGGAACGTCATGGTTGATAAGTCTGTCAAGACCGCTATCAACGCAATGGTCACACTGTACAATCAAGGCTATAAGTCAGTCACTATGGTTGTCGGTGCAGATCGTATTACAGAATTCGAAGTCCTGTTGAACAAATACAACGGACAGAAAGCAAGACATGGTTTTTACAATTTTAAAAGCATTAAGATAGTATCTGCAGGTAAGAGAGATCCGGACGCTAGCGGCGTAGAGGGTATGTCTGCCTCTAAACAAAGAGAGAACGCACAGAAGAATGACTTTGTTGCATTCTCTCAGGGTGTTCCTAAGTCTATGTCAAACCCAGACACACGTAAGTTATTCAACGACGTGCGTACAGGTATGGGACTCAAGGAAGCCAGCGAATTCCGTAATCACTTAGAACTAGAAACAGTATCAGAAACCCGTGAACAATATGTTTCGGGTGAACTGTTTGGAGTTGGTGATACGGTAGTTATTAAAGAATCTGAAGAGATCGCTACCGTATCCGTTCTAGGTGCGAACTACGTTATCGTAGAAACATCTGACGGTAAGAAACTACGCAAGTGGTTAGATTCTGTTGAGCTTGTTGAGAAACAAGATCCAGACATCAAAGATCGTGAGGGTACTCAGCCTGCACGATATCACTCCGGACTGAAGAAGTCCACCAAAGCAAAGCGCGATGCACACTTCAAGAAGCACGGTAAGAAAGCGGATGACGATTCATCTGCCTATAAACCTGCGCCTGGAGATAAGACCGCCAAGACCAAACCATCCAAGTATACCAAGTCATTCAAAGATATGTACGACGAAGATTGTTGGGACGGTTACAAGCAGGTCGGTATGAAGAAGAAAGGTAAGAAGATGGTACCGGACTGCGTCCCAGAAAGCACTGATTTAATTGAGAACTGGGTGACCGATTTAATGAATCGTGTCGGTTCAAAAACTATAAATAAAGACAAATATCG